GGGATAATAAAATATGGTTTAACGACAGTAGTGGAAATGTTGATGGATTTACATATTTTATTTGGGATAATAGAAATCAAGATATGTTAAGAAAACTACATCCACCAGCAGAGGAATATTTTAAACCTAAAGTTGGAACTCTTTTGATATTTCCTAATTGGTTGAAACACGCAGTTATGCCATTTTTTGGTGAAGGTGAAAGAAGAACTTTGGCTGCAAATGCAAATATTGTTACACCAGAAATGGTGGATTGGAATGGACTATCTGATGAAGATAAACAAAAACTTCTTGCGACTTTGAGAGGTAATGGATATCGTTATGGTGGAGGCGGTGGAGGCCTTGGTGCAAAAACAAAAGATTGATTACAAATATAATGAAGATATAATTTTAGATGAAATGAAAAGATACATAGACTCTACATATGATAAACACTATAGTCATAATAAATTTCAGGCTACAGAGTTTGTCATAGATAGTGGACATGGTGAAGGTTTCTGTATTGGAAACATACTCAAGTATGCACAAAGATATGGAAAAAAGAATGGTAAGGACAGAAATGACTTGCTAAAAGTGGTGCATTATGGTATGATTGCACTATACATTAACGATCATGAAGTAGGTCTTGATGATCTTGAAATTGAAATGGAGTAATAATATAATGAAATTAAGTAGTAATACAACTATGATTTTGAAGAACTTTGCAACTATAAATCAAAATTTAGTTATTAAAGAGGGTAGTGAATTACTTACTATGTCCTCTATGAAGAATATAGTTGCAAAAGCAACTGTGGAAGAAAACTTTCCAAAAGAGATTGCAATATATGATTTAAATGAGTTCCTTGCATCTTTATCTGTTTTTAAGAGTCCTGTTTTGGAATTTGAAGAACAACACCTAACAATAAAAGAAGAGGGTAAATCAAGTCCAAAGTTAACATACTTTTATTCAGACCCATCTGTCGTTCAATCACCAACTAAAACTATTACTATGCCGTCTGAAGAAGTTAAATTTCATCTTGGTATTGATAAACTACTTGAGATGAAAAGAGCTGCAGGAGTTATCGGTTCACCAGATATGGTATTAGAAAAGTCAAGTGGTAACTCATCTCTTGTTGTGAAAGATAAAAAGAATGATACTGCAAACAATTACTCATCTGATATATCAACAGATGGTGATGGTGAATATAAATTCTTTTTTAAAGTAGAAAATCTCAAACTATTTGATGGTGACTATGATGTAAAGATATCCTCTAAGAATATTAGTCATTTTAAAAATGATAAATCAAATATAGAATATTGGATTGCGTTAGAACCAGAATCAACTTACTCAAATTAATTTTGGTGATATATTATGAAAACTTTTTTATGGGTCGAAAAATATCGACCAAAAAGTATTGATGCGTGTGTTTTACCTAAAAACTTAAAAGACACATTCTCTGAGTTTGTAAAAGACAAACATATACCAAATCTCATTTTATCTGGTGGGCCAGGTGTGGGTAAAACCACAGTTGCGAAAGCTATGTTAGATGAGATTGGTGCAACTTCAATGATGATAAATGGTTCTGAGGAATCTGGTATTGATGTATTAAGAACTAAAATTAAAAACTTTGCATCTACAGTTTCATTAGAAGGTGGACGTAAGTACATTATTCTAGATGAAGCAGATTATTTAAATCCACAATCTACTCAACCAGCCCTTAGAGGTTTTATGGAAGAGTTTCATAAGAACTGTGGTTTTATATTAACCTGTAACTATAAGAATCGTTTGATAGAACCTTTACACTCTCGTTGTAGTGTTATTGATTTTATCATACCTAATACAGAGAAACCTAAACTTGCAAAGAACTTTTTTGAAAGTGTTAGTAAAATACTTAATCAAGAGAAGGTCAAGTTTGATGAGAGAGCTGTTGCAGAACTACTCAACAAACACTTTCCAGATTGGAGAAGAGTTTTAAACGAACTCCAAAGATACTCTGTATCTGGAAAGATTGATGCTGGTATACTAGTAAATTTATCAGAGGAGAAAGTGAATGAACTTATACAGTTATTCAAAGAGAAAGAACTGGGAAAAGTTAGGAAATGGATTGTTAACAATCTTGACAATGACCCTGTGCGTATTTTTAGGGTTTTATATGATACTTTGTATGATAGGATTGATAGTTCTACTGTTCCCCATTTGGTTCTCGTATTGGCTGATTACTCTTATAAGAGTGCTTTTGTTGCAGACCAAGAGATAAACTTACTTGCGTGTATGATAGAGATTATGCAACAGGTGAAGTTTAAATGACTTATGGTAAAGTAGCAACAACAGTACAATCAAAAAACTTAGATAATATGGTAAAGTCAGTTCGTGATGAAATGAAACACGATTTTGCTGGTATTAGTATGCAAAAGAAATTACATAAAAATGATTTTGCAAACTACTTTAACTATGTTCCATCAGATAAAGGTTGTGAACCAGATGGTGGTATTTGGTTCTTTAATAGATTACCAGTTGTTGTTATAGAAGCAAAACATGAGAATATGAAGGGAAATGCACATGAAAGATGGTGGGAAAATCCTAAAATGATTTCCCATATGAATCCAAAATGTATATACCACACGCTTGCAACTGGAACTGGTTGTAGAAAAAAATGGGTTGATATGCAATATATGACCTATGAAATATTTAATAAAAGAAATCTCTTAGATACAAGATGGACACTTAAAGAGAGTGGATTTACTATAGAAGATGTTAGACATATTTTTATAAGTTCATTAAATACAATATTAGGTAATAATAACAAACCATTTGTATATCCAGAGAAAAGAGGTGTATTAGATGTCTAAACCTTTATTCATATGGGCTGGTGGTAAGAATAAAATGTTGAAACATTATATTCCAATTTTACCTAGTCCTCTAGAGATGTCTATCAAATCTTATGTTGAACCATTCTTTGGTGGTGGTGCAATGTTTATTCATATTATGGAAAATCATCAACCACATACAGTTTACATCAATGATATCAATCCAGATATTATGTCAATATATAAATCTATCAAAAGTAACTATGATGAATTTTTAAAAAGAGTTATTTATTTAGAAAGTAAATATCTACCTTTAAATGTAGAGGATAGAAGAAAGTTTTTCTTTGAAGTTAGACATAACCATGCGTATGATTATAAAAGTTGGAGTAAACCATATGAGTCTGCAACTTTATATTTTTTGATGAAGATTGGTTTCAATGGTATATTTCAAATAAACAAAAATACAAATAATAGATATGGAACACCCTGTGGTCTACTTAACCAAAAAGATAAGATATTTGACAGGCGTGTTGTAAAATGGTGGAATAATGTATTACAAAAAGTAAATATATCAAGTGGAGATTGGAAGACTAACACTCCAGATATTCAAGATGCATTTTATTTTTTTGATCCACCATATCGTGATAGTTTTGCAGACTATGGTAATGGTTTTAATGATGAACAACTTATGGAGTTAATAGATTTTGCAGATAGTAAAAATAAATCATTTGTTTGTAACAGAGATAGTTCAGATGGTTGGTTTGAAAAACAAAAGAAATCTATGAGTATTAAAAAATTTGATATTACTTATACAGCTGGTAGAAGAAAAAAAACAGAAAATGGTTATGAAGCAATGAAAGCGAAAGAAGTTTTATTATGGCATATGAACTAAAAGAATATCTAAATGCAATAAACTATACTAAAGAGAAACTACTTGATAGTGAAGATGAAATGTGGGAAAAGAAATATGCACCATTTATTATCAATAAGTGTCTTGCACCTTTTCCAGATACTATTATGTTAGTCAATGAAATAAATCAAAGACACCACCTAGATAAAAAGTTACAGTTTGACTTTTTACTAAATAGTCTTAGACCACGCAAAAGATTTACAAAGTGGGCGAAGGCGAAAAAGATAAAAGACATAGAGTATGTTAAAGAGTATTATGGATACAGTAATGAGAAAGCTAAGTCTGCTCTTGATATACTAGATGATGAACAACTACAGACTATTAAAAGAAGTCTGAATAAAGGTGGGAGACATGGAAGTTAATAACTGGACACAGGAGCAAATGCTTGAGGTCATTCTGAAAGAACCAGATGATTTTTTAAAGATACGAGAGACTCTATCTCGTATAGGTGTTGCTTCTAGAAAAGAAAGAAAACTATATCAATCTTGTCATATACTACATAAACAAGGACTTTACTATATAGTTCACTTTAAAGAATTATTTGCACTTGATGGAAAATCGACAAACTTATCAGAAAACGACATTGCAAGAAGAAATACAATTGCAAATCTGTTAAGTGATTGGGGTTTAGTAAAAGTTAAAGGTGACTCTACACCTACTGCTCCGTTGAGTCAGATAAAAATAATTTCATTCAAAGAGAAGGATGAATGGAGTTTAGAAACAAAATATAATATAGGCGGTAAAAAGCGAGAAGAGTAAGGAGAATATTATGAAAAAACAAATGTTAGATGCTTTGAGGGCGAAATATAATGCAGATTATAAACAGGCAAAACTTACACTAGATATCTATCTAAAAAATGCAGTAGGTATCGGCGAGCACCCACAACATTTTGAAGAAATGGATAAACTTGTATGTGCAATGGCCTCTACAAAAGATAACCTAATGACTTTGAATGATGAGTAT